CACGATGAAGCGCACGAGGATATCCAGAGTTCTATTTGGTGGATGGAATGGTCTGTTGAAGAACTGCCTGAAACCACTGATAGAGCCGAGTTGATGGAACTCGTTTACGAGACAAACCCGGCAATGGGATACCGCATCAAGGAATCTACCATGATTGACGTGATGGACACCATGAGCGCGGAGGGTTTCGCCCGTGAATGCCTGGGCTGGTGGTCAAAGACCTACAGCGTGGTTAAGACCGTTATCAGGGCAGATGATTGGAACGCCTGCAAGGTTGACAATCCCAAGGCAGAGGGATTGTTGTCCTATGGCGTGAAGTTCTCAGCGGACGGCATGATTGGCACCCTGGCGGCTTGCTACAGGCCGAAGGATGATAGCCCGTTCGTGTACGTCGTTGCATCGCGTGACATGGCTGATGGTCTGACGTGGTTCGTGGACAACCTGATTGAGCGCAAGGACAAAGCGGCTTGCGTGGTCATCGACGGAAAATCGAACGCCGAAAACTTGAAGAACAAGCTAATTGCGGCCGGGTTCAGCAAAAAGGCCGTCCATTGTCTGGGAACGCAAGAAGCTATCACGGCTAATTCCATGCTCGTTAACGCCGTGAAGGAACACGAACTAAGGCACTACGGACAAAAGCAGCTAGACGATAGCGCGACCAAATGCGCTAAGCGCGATATCGGCAAGGGTGGCGGTTTCGGCTTTGATTCGGTCGAAAACGCAGAAGCATCTTTGATTGAATCGTGCGCTGCTGCTCTATTCGGGGCAATGACAACCAAACGGAAACCGGGACGAAAGGCAAAGGTACGATGCTAGACATTTCGTATCAAATCGCAGCGGCTAACGGGCTGCGTGGCGAAGATCGTAACTTGGTTTTGCGTCTTGTTAAGGCATGGCGCGACCATTACGACCGCAACATGAAACGCCATTGCTATTACCTCATGCACAATAGGCTAGTGGACTTGGGCATCAGCATCCCGCCAAGCCTGAGAAACCTCGACGCTGCTTGCGGTTGGGGCAAGAAGGTTGTCGATGTGATGGTGGAACACTCCAAGTTCGACGGCTACACCGTGGACGATAACGAAGCGCAAGCCGCTATCAATCGCGTGTTCAGAGAGAACAAAATGCGGATGCTTTACCGCAAGGCAACCACGAGCGCATTGGAGCAATCCTTTAACCTCTATTTCGTGGCTAACGTCGATAACCGTGCGAGGGTTAGCGCATATCCCGCCAACGCGTGTGGCGTTACATGGGACTACACGAAACACGACCTTGAAGCCGCTATGTTCGTCGTGGACATGAAGCAGAATAACCAGGGCAACTACAAGCCAACTTGGGTCAATGTAGTTACCGATGAAACCTTGATTCGTATCCGCAACATCGACGGCATTTGGCGTGCTAGCTACACGATGCATGGGCTAGGGCGTTTGCCAGTGTTCCTGGCTGCGCATGAGTCCACATTGGACAGGCCGTTTGGCGCGTCCAGGATTACGCGCGAGGTTATGGGCTACATCGATTCGGCAGTGCGTGCGAACATCAACGAGGAAATCGCCGCAGCGTTCGCCGCGTCAACGCAGAAGTATCTGCTGGGAACCGATGGTGACGCATTCGATGGGATTGATAGGTGGACAGCGTTCATCGGCTCCATCTTCAACGTCGATATGACCGAGGACGGCACAACCCCGCAGTTCGGGCAATTGCCGCAACCGTCCATGCAGCCGCTGAGCGACCATTTCCGCAACCTATGCGCGAAAATGAGCGCGGCAACTGGCATCCACGTCGCGCAGTTCGGGGTGGTTCACGACCAACCAGCAAGCGCAGAAGCAATCTATGCCGAGAATTCGCCTTTGATTAACAAGGTGAAAACCTGGCATGAAGATATCACCGATACGCTTATCGATGTTGCCATTGCGTGCATTGCAACCAATGAGGGCGTGAGTTTCGATACCGTGGACGAGCGCGGTTACAACATCCTTCCGCGATTCCAGAACCCGGCACAGCCAACGCTTTCGCAAATGACCGATTCAGTTGTGAAGGTTGCAAGCGTTGAACCGATGTTTGCGAAAACGCGCACGTTCTGGCGGCTCCAAGGCTACACGCCTGAACAGGTGGAAACCGTACTCAACGAAATGGCGCAAGCCGATAAGGAACAGGCCGCAAACGCGGCTATAAACGCGATTTTCGGCGGTGGTGACAATGCCAGCGACAATACCGCGTAGCTATATCGAGAACTATAGCAACTCGCTCAACGATATCTCAGAGACGGCTAAAGCGGCGCTAGTGGCGGCATTGCAGAAAGTGGACTATTCGCGCCCAACGGGTGAAGTTAAGGCCGCTGTGCTGGCTATCATGCAATCCGCTTGCAGCGCGTCCACTGACGTTACCGCACAGCTTGCAGCAAGGTTCTATGAGGGAATACGCGCAAGCATGGGCGGTGGCGCTTTCAAGGCGCGTGCTAACTCCATGCGCGATTCTGCTGCTACAGAAGGTGCTATAGCTGCTTTTCTCCAAATACTGGTGGACGGTGGCGAACCCGATGAGTTTATCGCCAAATGCGTAGGCCGCTTGGACTACGAGAACCGCAAGGCCGCGAAGGAGTGCATAGCGCATAACGCTAGACACGACCCGGTAAAGCCGCTGTGGGCGCTTGTGCCTACTGGCGGCGAAACCTGCGAGTATTGCATCATCCTTGCTTCTTACGGCTTTGTCGGCAACACGCAGCTTGTAGGCCACACGCACGAGAATTGCAATTGTCGGCTCGTGCCGTCCTGGAACAGAAAAACGACGATTGACGGCTACCAAGACAAGCTAGCCGAATACAAAGCCTTTTATCAGGATATCCAAGACCTGCGAAAAGACATGCCGGATGAACTCCAAGAGCGAATCGACATGGCAAAGGCGAAGCACCAGGCCGACCATAAAAGCGGCTTGGTAAGCGCCAAGTGGGGAAGGATGAACGAACTGGCGATTATCGCGCGTTGGATTAAGGCCAACCAATACTGACAACGGGAATACGCATCCGCACGGATGCTGTTTCAGCCGTCCATGTGGGCGGCTTTTTTATTGCCCAAAGCCGCGCACGCGGCGAACTATTGCACCGCACGGTGCAGGAAAGGCGGTAGGAATGACCGAGGAAGTCAAGCCGATCGTGGACGAACAAGACCCGGAGGGCGATACGGATTACAAAGCTTTGTATGAAGCCGCGAAAGCCGAAGCGCACAAATGGGAACGTCGCTCTAAGCGAAACTTTGAAAAGGCCAGCAAATACGACGAACTGCTAGCTGGTGGCGATTCCATCGAGGAACGCATTGCGGCACTTGAAGCCGACAAGCAGCGCCTAGAGGACGAGAAAAACCGCGCAACGCTGGTTAAGTCCGTCGCAAAGGCTACTGGTGTTCCTGAGTCCATCGTTTCCAACCTGTCCGCTACGGACGAGGAAGCGCTGACCGCACAGGCTAAATCTATAGCCGATAACTACAAAACCCCAGGCGGTGCGCCTAGTGCGCCTGAGTCTGGCAAGTTCGCCCACTGTGACGATAACCACGTGGACGAAAAACGCGCGTTTGTGCGCGACCTAATGAAACAAACCAACCTTTAAGGAGTAAAAATGGCACTTCAAACTAGCGGTATTGTCCTGCCCCGTACCGTCGCGCTGGAAATTACCCAAAAGGCGAAGGATTCTTCGACCATCGCTGCTCTTTCCCCGGCCAAGCCTGAGATTTTCGCCGACGAAACCTATCTGGTTTTTAACGGCGCTTCTGAGGCCGAAGTCGTGGCAGAAGGTGCGCAGAAGTCTAGCTACAACCAGACCGTGACCCCGATTGTCGGCACCAAGTTCACGGTGCAGACCACCACGCGCGTCTCCAACCAGCTTCTGTGGGCTGATGAGGATAACCAGCTTGAAATCATCGATGCTATTCAGAACGACCAGGCTGGCGCTCTCGGTCGTGCGCTTGACTATGTGGTTTACCACGCTGTCAATCCCAAGACCGGAACCGCTCTCGGCGCTGGCTTCACGGCTCTTTCCGGTACTGCCACTAAGGCTTACCTTGGCGCTGCGTCCCTCGAAGCTGCCACCAAGGCACAGCTCATCGGTTCTGTCGATGAGATGATCGGCGCGGTCAATGACCTGTACGAAATCAACGGCGTTGCGCTCTCGAAGCCGTACGCGAACGCGCTGCGTAAGCTGCGCACGGACAATGGTTATGAGCGCATTTACCCGGAGATTCCGCTGAACCTTAACGTTCAGAATATCGAGGGTGTTCCGGCTGCGACTTCTGGCACGGTCAACGGTCGTGCGCTTGCAACTCCGTCTAACGTGCTTGCATTCATGGGTGACTTTGGTTGCATTCGCTGGGGCATGGTGCGTGATATTCGCGCTGAGATTATTCCTTACGGTGACCCGGACGGCGCTGGCGACTTGAAGCGTCTGAACCAGATTGCATACCGCACCGAGGCCGTTTACGCCTACGCTGTCACCGACCCGGCTGCTTTGTCTGTCCTGCTGGCCGCTGTGAAGCCTGCTTAATCATGAAAGCCAAAGTCTTAATCGCTTTCACCGACCGCGAAAACATGGCTGATGTTTACTATCCCGGCGATGTTTTCGAGGGTACGGATGAGCGAGTGAATGAACTAATTGCAAGCGGTCATGTCGAGGCCGTAAAGACCACGCGCAGACGCAAACCTAAGGAGTAAACCATGTTACGTTTCGCAACTGTCGATGATTTGCAAAGCGGCTGGCGTGAACTCGATGCAGAGGAAACTATGGTTGCCGATACGCTCTTGGAGCGTGCATCCGCGAAGATCGTGACGCTGCTCAACCAGCATCACATCCAAATCGACACGAGCGATGAAGTCCAGATGGTCAACCTGACCGCTGTGACGTGCAACATGGTCAAACGCGTTTTCCTCCCCGCTGGAAACGGTATTCAATCCGTATCGCAGGGCATCGGCTCTACAAATGCATCCCTGACGTTCCTCAACCCCGATGAATCGCTTTACCTGACCAAATCAGACCGCGAGACGCTTGGGCTTGCTGGTGGCGTGAGCAAGTATCGCGCCATCCAAGCCCATAACTGGGCTGATGAAACGCCCACCATCGAAAACGGCGTGCCGTTCTCCATCGCAACAATGCAGGCGGTGGACAATGGCTAGTTTTTCCGATATTCCGCTTATCAATGATTTCTCGTTGTGTCAGCAGACGGTGACTCTGTACCACTATGACGGTGGGGAAATCACGCGCGTCGAATACCCGAAAGCCTACTTTGAGGAAACCGACAAACAGGAAATATCGACCACGGGCGAATCGGGCAAGACCGAACACCTGGTTGTGATTCCCGGCGAAGTGGATATAGTTCCCGGCGATAAGGTCTTTCTTGGGGTAGGCGATTACCCTGACGGCGATACCGCCAGATGGTGGCGGCTGTTCATCCCGTCCAAAGTCCCGCAATGCGTGATTGCACGCAGCGTGTCGCAGCGCCATTGGCTGGGCAAGCCAACTCACATCGAGGTTAGGGGCTAGCCGTGGCGAAGAAAAAGGGCTTTAGCATGACGGTAAAAACCGTCTTGCCGCCTGAAACAAAGGTTCACTCAATACTTGGTGTGGACGCTGGCGGTGATGTGCAGAAGTTCGTCACCAACGAGGTATTCAGGCGCATCAAGTCTTATATGCCGAAGAAAACCGGAAAGCTGCGAGAGTCCGCAACGGTTAAGGGTTCACGTCATATCGTCGTGAATTCACCGTATGCGAAGAAGCAGTTTTTCGGAGTCCGCAAAGACGGCACGCCTTACGACTACAACACCGCCACTGGCGGCGCTAAAGCTGGCAACCACTGGGACAGGCGCTTGGTAGCCGACGAGGGCAAGGCGATTGTCGCCGAAGCCAACCGATACGTTAGGAGCCGCAAGCGTGGAAAGTAACCCGCTACAGACAATGCGCGATTTCGTGGCGCAATACCCCGACTGGGATATCCTGTCTCAACTCACCATCGACTACACAGACCAAGTTCCCGATTGTG